GGTTCTGCGACCAGGTCATTCAGCAGTTCAATATATGGTTCCCCAACGGGCGCTTTGTGCACATGGGCGACCCGGCGTGTGTCCAGGTCAACGACAAAAGCGAACGCACCAGCTGGGACATTTGCCGCGACAAGGGGATCCTCATCCTTTACCGCGACAGCGATTACCGCCTGCGCAAAGAGATCATTGAGCAGCGGTTGTCCCGGATCGTCAACAAAAAGCCCCAGCTCCTTATTAATAACGCTCAACCGGGCGACAATAATCAAACCATCATCGACGGCTTTCTTGGAGGCTATCATTATCCCACGCACAAAGAGCAGGCGCAGTTCACGGGTAAAATGGAGACGCCGTTTAGAGACGGCTGGTACGAGCACCTGATGAACGCGGTGGAGTATATCGCGGTCAACACATTTTCCCCGCTTAAACCACGCGGGCCGCGCGGCCCACGGGCGCCAAAACGGCGGGCCATCCGGGACAATATATGAGCGGCGGGTATAAATCCAAAGGGCAGGAGGTCGTTGATTCACTCCAAAAAATGACGGACAAGTTCAAGAGTTTCCATCCTTCGCTGAGGCTTAAGATGTATGACGAAGTATTCGACAAATACGATCAAGAGCGTAAAGATTACCGGCGAAGGATTAACGGCCCGCGAAAGCGGAAAATGGCCATCATAGACAATATTTAACCCAGAAGGAGGACATCATGAAAAGAGCGATCATTTTAACGATTGGTGCCATATTTGTTGTTTTTATGGCATGTACAAGTTCCGTTTTCGCGGAGACTGTGACGATCGAACACACGGACCACGGCGAAGACGCGCCGTTGACCGTGACCGTTGACGATCCGGAGCATTTCGACAAGCAATCGGATTGGAAGATCAAGACCGGGGCCGAGTGGGAAGGGATCATCACCTTCACGGATTACCTGCGGATCGACGTTGCTGGCAAAAAACAGCTGAACGACACCAATTTCGAGGAAGGCTGGGAGGGCGAGGGTATGCTGGTGTTCAGTAAACCGCTGGTGGATTTTAGGGACATATTCAAAAAATAATTCCCCTGGGGGGGCCGTGCGCCCTATGTCCATCGGCGCACGGCCTAAGTGTGTACGGTGAAATGGCTATGGAAAACCTAATCGAAGAACCGATGATCCAGTTAGATATACCGAACGGCAAACTCATTGCCCAGGTGATCTGCAAAGAGATCGAGGATTCGTTCAAAAAAAACGCGAACTATTATAAACTGGCCAAACGCTGTGAGAACCAGGTCAACCAGGTCACCATCTGGCAGGATCTTGGCCAGGTCCCTGATGAACCGTGGTACGGCGCCGCGGATTACTTTGTACCTTTGACAGAATGGATCGTCGATGCCGTACACGCCCGCACAATGAACATCCTGTTCAGTCAGGAACCCTATTTGGAAGCCAAGGGTGTAGAGTCCGGCGACATCCCAAAAGAGGAAGGCGTCACGGATTTTGTCGATGTGATATTCCGGGAAGTCGTGAACCTGCGCGAGAACAGCAATTTCTTTTTTAAACAGATGATCAAACTGCCCATGGCCATATTAAAATACCCATGGGTCCAGGATTTTGAACCGTCCATTATTAAAGATTCCGCTCATAAATTCACGAATCCGGCCACCGGCCAGAGTGAACATGTGCTCCCGGACGACATTGATGCCGACACCAAGACGGCCTTTTTTATCGCCAACGGCTGGGCCGATGAGGGGCAGGAAGAAGTGTGGGTCCGGGACGACCGTGAGATCTATAACGCGCCCCAGCTGCAGTATATCCGTTCCGCCGACTATGTGTTCAGTCCCAACGCCAAACGCGGCAACCGCCTTTACTGGGAGGGGGACAGATTCTGGATGACGTTTAACGAAATGAAGAATAAGGTCAATGAGAAAAAGTTTATCAGGGAAAACGTCGACAAAATACGCACCTCGATGGGCCTGAACCAGACCGGTATTGCCGAGCAGGTGATCCATGACCGCGGCGTTCTGCGTGAATGCTTTCACTGGTACGGCAGGCTGCCGTTTAATTCCAACAACGAGATTGATTTTAAGGACATGGAATCCGTTGAGCAAGAGGTGCATGCCATTGTGGATTATAAAGCCCAGGAAACGCTGGCCGTATATTTCTGGGAGTATAAACGCCTGCCGCATCCCGACCGCGTGTATTTAAAGGGCCTGTTTGAGGAGACCGAAGAGTATTGGGGCCGCTCCCTGCCGCAGAAACTTTACCAAACCCAAAAGTATCTGAACCAGTTTTACAACAGCACCATGAACAACGCAATGCTGACCATGCAGAAGATCTTTGTCAAAAAGAGGGGGCTGCAAGGCGAGGAATGGGAAAACCCGGAAGTATTCCCGGGTGCCATGTGGGAAGAAGACAACGCTGGCGATATTCGCGTACTGGAAATGGGCGATCTAAAAATGATCTCCAAGGACGTTGAGCAGTCGCTGATCAATTTCGCCGAGCGCATATCCAATATATCCATTTACCAAACTGGGACCGCCCGGACCGAAGGCGGGCAGAAAACCAAAAGCGAGGTTGAGCGCACGGTGGCCGAAGGCAATATCGGCCTGGATTCCTTCATTCAGCGCTGTCACGCCATTCTCAAAACATTGGCGCAATGGACCGTGTCGTATTACAACGAGCGCATGCCGCCCGGGATGGAGCGCCGCATCCGCGGGGACAGCGAAGAAACCATTTTTCCGACTGAGCAAAACATGGCTATTTTCTCCCAGCGCGGCATTAATCCCACATGGGAAGGGTCTGATCTGGAAGGAAAGTTTGATTTCAAGTGGCAGGGGACGAGCCTGAATTCCAGCCAGGAATGGAACCTGTACGTGGCTGACAGCATGATGGACCGGTATTTGGAAAAGCCCATGGTGGCCGGCAGCCTGATCGCCACATGGGAGATCTTGCGCCGCGGCCTTAAAGCGCGCAAGGTCAAAGATTGGCAGACCATCTTACCGCCGCGCGACGCCGTACTCCGGGAAATGGAGTCGATGAAGCAAAAGCAACAGAGGGACGATAAGCAGCGGACATTGACCCGGATCAAAGATACGCGCACTATCATGGGGGGCGACAGGCAGGGTATGGACATGCCCGGGATCCTTGGCGGCCCGGGGAATGGCGCGGTGAATTGACATGAGCATTATTGAGGACATCAAACGGCATAGAGTCAATGGCGAGCAGGACAAACTGCGTGACGCCATGGTCCTGGCCGCCGCCAAGCTGCGCATGATGGTAGGCGAGAAATACCACAGCGGCTGGGAAATTTATGAGGAGTTGATCCGTGACTACATCAACAAATGCAAAGAACGCAAAATGCGCACCCCGCTTTCCCGCGCGGCGCCGGATGAGATCCGGGACATTCAGCTGCTGGATCACGAAATTTGGATTCTCAGCTGGCTTATTGATGTGCCCCATCAGTACATCGAGCGCGCAGAACGCATGCTTGATAAGGAGCGGCGACGTGAGCGGCGAGACAATATCAATAAAGAAACGTGATCCTTACCTTTCGGGTAAGATGATGACCAAGGGGTTTGAGGGGTGGCGCGACAAACTGTATAAAGATACCGCCGGCCGTTCGACGATCGGCTATGGGTTTAACATGGAGGAGCCCGGTGTATTCAGTCAATTACCCCTGGACGTCCAAAAAGGATCGCGAGGAATTACAAAGGCTGAGGCGGATGTTATATTTGACAAAATATATGACGCATCCCTATCGTCTGCTAAAAATTATGCTGGACAAGACACTTGGGCCAAGCTCAGTGAAGGGCAAAAAAACGTGTTGACCGACATGGCCTATAATCTGGGCGCTCCGGGACTGTCTAAATTCGTTAAAATGCGCACATTCCTACAAGCGGGGGATTACCCGAATGCGGCAAAGGAAATGAAAAACAGCAAGTGGTACGGGCAGGTCGGTCAACGCGCTAAAAACCATTATTTACAAATTCAAAAATGAGGGGGAACATGGACGATCTATCTTACGAAACAGAGGATTATTCCAATGAAACCGCAAGTGTGCCAAACAGGACGAAGAAGATGAAAAAAGCCTACCCGTCCATGGACTTAGGGAAAAACGTTCCATCCTGGCTGGCCGAAATGGATACGGACAAAGACAAAGAATTCAAGATCGAAGCGGTTGTGGCCAAAACCCGGCATGATGAGGACCAGGAATACGGAAACGGCAAGGTCCGCGTCAGTTTGTCTTTTCGGTCCATCCGGAAAATATCCAACACCCGCCTGACGAAAAAGGAATATCTCAATGCCGGCGAAGAAGAGCGGGCCCAACACAATCAAGAAACCGTTATGGGAGAGGAGTAAAACCATGGACCAAGGCGATCATTTTTCCGGGCACAAAGGTTCCGGAGGCAAAGTCAACAACAAAATCGGCAAGGAGTCGCATTCCAACAACATGAAAAGCGGCGAGCCGCATACGATGAACCCGTCCGGCGCCAAGAAGTGCGCCAATAAAATGACGGGGTTCGCCAACCAAAAGTAACCTATGCCCCAATGGCTTGAAAATCAGGCGGAAGGGTATGCCAAGCATTTAGGCGCGGATCCCGGGTCCAAACGGCATGACCGTATAAAGTATGGCACCATGCGCGCGAAGGGATGGAAGCCGAAACGTGAACAACATAAATACATGGGGCAAGGGGCGGCATGACACCCGAACCAAAATTTCTGTTTGTTTCCTTATGCCTGACGATCGCGGTCATTGACGTTGCGCGATTAAAGATCCCGAACATTATCGTGATTCCGGGGGCAGTCCTTGGGGCCTTATTGACCACTCATTGGGAATGGGCCGCCGCTATGTTTGTCATCGGCGCGGCTTTTTTCGGGTTCTCTCATGAGTGTCCAAAGTGCGGGTATAGCGAAACCCATACACACCCGTTCAGCTTTCTCCGCGGGGGTGACGTCAAGCTGCTGGCCATGCTGGGCGCGTTTTTGGCCTCAAACTCCCTGGCGGTTTTTGGGCTTGCTTTATTAGGAACAGTGGTCTTTCGGAAGATCAGAGATCTCCGGACGGAGCCTTTACCTTTTGCCCCGTTCGTATTTATAGCGAGCGTACCTTTTGTTCTTTTGTGACAGCCCCTGAGTAGGGGCGTATAAAATCCGCCGGGCGACGGCCTAGCGGTCCAACAAAATATTAAAGACCGAATCTGTGCACAGCAGGTTCGGTCTTTTTTGTTGGTTGACATTTGCAAACCAAGCGACCAGTTGACCCCGCCTTTTGCAGGGAACATGACCCGCTTAAAAGAAGGAGCACGGACAATGTTAAAAGCACTTTGTAAAAATTTGGCCCGATTCACAATCCATCTGATATTCGACCAGGGC